CTGTATCATATGGTATTTTAATTTGTACACTTTCAAACGGTTTTGCAAAACGTGTTTTCATTACTTTGCACGCCGATCGTATTCCACGTATATCTGTTATTTTGTTGCCTGCTTCATCTTCTTTAAGTTTTAGTTTTCGCATTGCAACTACTATTGACGAGGCATATATAAATCCTTGTCCTCCACTAATTTTATCATCAGGGTCAAACATATCCTGTGAAGCATATGTATGATTACAAGCAACAATTCCTACTGGATTACCTGCAATTAAGTTAACGGAATTTCGTACTAATGAAGTAAGTGCTTTGGGTTTACGACCCATGTCACCCTTCATATCTCCTTTTTCAAATTGGTCTTTGTCGGTAGGTGTAAGTAACATACCCAACGAGTCAACAACAAACAATATTTTTTGTCGATCTTCATAGGGCTCATCTGCAAATTGTTCTTTATACCCTTTCATAAATTCACTTATAAACTTAGCAACTTCATCAACCATAGATACACCGAATCTCATAAGTTTATCTTCGGCGACATCTACTCCTAATGCTAATAGCCAGTCTGAATCGAGTGCATTTTCAGAGTCAAGTATAATAGGAAGAATGCCTTGCTGTTGGGCATGACGCACTAGGTTGCCGCTGGCAATGTAACTTTTACCACTACCACTTTCTCCAGCAAAACACGTAACTCTTCCTAAAGGTACACCTTTTTGAAAATCACCCGAAATAAGAAAATTTAGAGCATAATTACCAGTACTAATCCAATCTACAGTATCACTAAAACCTACTGCCATTCCTGGCACGGCTTTTGTGATCGATTTTCTAAATTTTGATACATCAAATGGTCTAGTCATAATTATTCCATAGAAATGGGGGAATGGTTATCCCCCCTTTTAATTTTTAAAATTAAGCCTGGGCTTTTCGTTCACGAATTAATTTAAGAATTTCTGCCGCTGAAGGTTTTTCACCGGTTGTTTCGGTGTCTTCGGTGGTTGCTTCTTCTTTCTGAACTTTGGGTTCAACAGGGTCACTTGGAACTACAGTAGGTTTTGTAACAACCTGCGGTGTAGGAGTTATTGCTTTATGTTTGCCTCCTTCTGTTCTTGACATTCCTGGAGGTGTGTAATATGCTCCCCATCTGTCAGGATCATAAAGTTCGCCAGCGACTGAGGCTTCAAACATTTCAAAAATAATACTAATCTCATCATTACTAGGACGTTTTGGCATAAAATCATTTAAAGTAAATAGTCCGTTTGCTTCGATAGCATCACGTTCTACTTGATCTAATGCTCGTTCCTTACGTGACCAATTCGAAGTCGAATAGTCAGCATATTGACCTTTTTGTGTCTTAGTAAGTTTGAAGTCTGTTCCTCTTTCATAATCGGTTGGAATTTCCGGGAAGTCCGGATCCATTAGTGCCGCAGAAATAATCTTAAAAATAGATGGATTAATTACAAATCTGCGAATTGGGTTTTCAGGAATACTATCTTCTTGTAGTGATCCATCTACTACAAATCCCTGAAAAATATATGAACGTTTTTTCCAGTATTTTCTACCTTCGTTTTCCAAATTTGGATCTTTAAACCAAGGTCGAATTTCTGCATGAACTGGACATGCATCGCCCCACATTTCTACACAAGGAACCTGGACAGTAACATTACGTCCTTCGTCTTGTCCTTTAACACCCGGAAATGCTAAACGAATCATCTGTCGTTCTTTCCAGAAGAATGTATTTTCTTCGTCGCCGTCGGGTAAAAATCTTAATGTTGAGGTTGTTCCTTCCGGGATATTCCAAAATGCATAAATTGCGTTATCGGAAACAAATCCGGATGATTTGCGGGTTTCTTGTTCTACGAGTTTTGCTCGTATTTCTGCTAGTGTAGCCATATTATTTCTCCTTTATTAGCCTATGTTGTGCCTATGTACTAAGTCTTTTATTAGCCTAGTGATTACACATTCATGTAATCTATTATACAGTACTATTTATCAAATGTCAAGTGTTTTATTGAATTAACTACGTTTTTTTCTTTTTATTATTTTATTAGATTCTGAAATTATGTCTGCATACTTACGCATTTGGTTTCCAGCAGTTTCGCCATAATAACCATAATCTTCGTCTGTACCGTGTCCTGCTGAGGCCATACCGGAGTCAAAATCTCCATCCATTGACTCAGGATTGCTGTGATCAAAGTCACGACCGTATTCTTGTTCCAAATATTCAGTAATCCATTGGTCTGGATCTCCGTCTTGGGCTTTAGCAACACCATATGGCATTTCGCCTCTACCTGCACCAGTAACAAAATATTCATATAACTCATTATAAAATTTATTATGATCTATTAAGGAAGAATTTCCTATTACTACTGATTCGAGTTCAGTTGGATATCTTTCCACAATTGAATCTAAAGTTGGATCAGTATTTTCGGCCATCGCTACGTTTGATGTTGGCCTTGTTTTCTGACCGGCCCATAAAGATTCGTCTAATTCTGTAGTTTTCATGCGTTCATCCCCGCTAAGTATTGCATCCGTTGAATTGTATCATGTTCTTTTAATTTACGTACTGGACTGTCTTTAGACTCGTCAACGTCTTCGGTGTCTTTAGATTCGTCAGCTTCTTTATCTTTTTTAGCATCAATATGTGCTTGTAACGCTGGAGGTAGTTTACCTTCTTCTACTTGCTCTTCGTCCTCTGATGATTTGTCTTTTTCAAAAAAGACATCATCTGTAGCATATTTTGATAATGTTTCTTCTATGTCATTAACAAGAAGATCGGGTAGTCCGATTGAATCTTCAACCTGTTTTGGTTGAATTCTTTCACTCATTATACCTTTAACTGCACGTAATGCCTGGTTTTTCATTGACGTGTCATAGTGTGGATAATCCGATGCTACTTGATTTGCAAGACCTGAAACGTTTTTATCTAAGATATGTTCAGACATATATCGTATAATATGTTGATTCTTTTTAGTAACATTTTCAAAAGTTAAATTAGATGGATGTTCTGGATCATCGTCTTCGACTAAATTAACGTGTATTTCCCCTGCTTCGTTTATCGCATTTATAAAAGAATCAAAGTCTTCTTTGATTCGTGCTTTGCTTGTCATTTCGGAAACTATATTTGCAACATAAGGAAGTACTGATTCTATGGATTCATCAAAATGAACAACTGTGAATTTATCTTTAAGATTATTCACTAGTTCTTCGTCTAATTCTGTTTTGGTTTCGCCTAGTGTTTGTACTTGTGTAGCATAACCTCTATGTGAGGACATTTTTTTAAGGGTTTCTTTAAGAGAACGAATTCTATTATGTACATTTTCTATAATAGGCCCGGTATCTTCGTTTACTAAATTATTACTTCTAGCATAACGGTTAAATTTACTTAATTCAAACGTTTCTTCTGATAATTTAGTAACATAACTACCGATATTATCGTATGGTGTTCCGCCTTCCGCAACATGCCGCGTCATTGCTCTAGCACCTGCTAGATGATTGTATGGGTACCGAAATCGTTCCCCTTCGGAATTTTCTACAAATAATGCAGAAATATTCCGTGCTCTTGATCCCCTAGATCCTTCATCTATGGGTTTTGTGTGTCGAATAATAAGTTTTGCAGAATCTAAGTTTTGAAAACTAGATTTGGTACTACCGTACGCTCTGCCTAAACTCGATTCTTTAATCTTTTCCATATTATCATTTCCTACTGTTTGATAAGCAAAGTCTTTTGGACTCAGTTCTTTTCCGAATGTTTTTAATGTGTATTGCAATAAACTCTTTTTTGAAATGCCTCTTAGTGAATCAAATATTTTTTTAAGACCTATTTGACTGCTTTCGTTATTTGCACTAACATTTACTTTAATTTCGCCTGGTGATGGGCTATCGTCTAGATGCACCATTAATTTTAAATCATCTGACCAAAATCGTCTAGCATGTTCAGGGTCGACTGTTCGTTTCCCTTCATCGTCGAATAATTGTAATCTATTTAAATTGTGAGCCAACATTGTTTTAAAAATATTGGTCGCAACAGAATCATAATCTATCATATGCTACACCAGTGTTTATATATTTATTAAATAACGCCAATTGGCATAGGTAAATCTACCGGATCTGTATCCATAGGATCCATTAATTCATTGAAAGTATCTTCGTCATGCTTTGTCAATTGATGAACAATTCGTACACATAATAGAGCCGCCATAACTAAATCATCGTGTTCGCCGTCTTTTGCTTCAAATGCCCTGCCTCGAGCAACAAATGTTTTTAATTCTTGAATTAAATTTCTGCTATTAATTTTTATTTTTCCGTTTTCTACAAAATATTTTAATTTAGCACATCCTTCTAATTTAGTTTTTAAAGTAGTTGTAAGACCTTTATGAAATGTTTGTCCTTTTGTTTTAGGTTCATTCATTAAACTTCCATAAAAGTTAGACGATCCTAATTCGTCTAATGCTTGTATCGATGTTCTACCTATTCCGTTATTTTCTATAGTATAGTAAATAGCTTCTTCATCTTTAGTTACATTATATATTGTTTCGAGTATTGATTGTAATATAAGCATTTGATGACGTACGTCAGTTTTATTGTGTTTCCATTCAGCAACTTGTTGAAATCCTGGTAAACAAAAAACTTGTATAGCAGAATAATCAGATCCTGTACCCATACTTGGATCTAAACCAATTATATATGTAGAATTTTTATTTAATTTTTTATACCAACGTACTTGTCCTTCAGTACGTACAGGTTGAATACTTTCTAATAACACCAATTTTAAAGGAGCAATTAATGTTTCGTCGGCGGTTATAAACTCACATTCATGTTCTCTTTTAAAACGTTCTTCGCCTATTTTACCTCGTTCTTCTGCGGCCCATGTTTCGTCACGATCAGGATGTTCGTCCCAATATGATCTAAATGATTTAAATCCATTCTTGCCAAGTTCTTGCTCATTGCCGTATTCATCCGAAGTATCTGTAGCAGATTTCCATATTTGTGCAAATTGGTCATTATCTTGATTTGGCGTTGATGTAATAATACATTTACCGCCCGTTGATAGTGTTGGCGAAATTGATGTCCAGAATTCTTCTGCTATTCGTGGTGGTACAAATGCAAACTCATCTAAGTAAATCAATGTTAAACTCATACCTCGACCAGTTGTTTCTGTTGTTGCTTGGGATACTATACGTGATCCGTTTTCAAATTCCATGGATCCCCTATTATAACTTGTGCAACCTGCTCTTATATAATCGGGTAAAGTTTCATATATAAAACGCAACCGAGTCATTATTTCAAATGCACCTGCATATTTGTGTGCGGCAATTAATATTGTACTATCGGGTTTAAACATTGCATACCA